CATAGGCAGTATTTCTTGATGTCTCCGTATTAGCTACAAAGGTTGTGTCAAACGTTGTTGTTGTTGATTTAGAAGTATTATAGGCTGTATTTCTAGCCGTATTGTAAGTTGTACCAAATGTTGTTGCAAATGTTGTTGCAAATGTTGTACCAAATGTTGTTGCATACGTAGTTGCATATGTTGTATCATATGATGTTGTTGTTTGGTAAGCTGTAGTTCTGCTTGTAGCTGTAGCCTTACTTGTAGCTGTAGCCTTACTCGTGCTTACAAAAGAGCTAGTAGCAGTAAGTTTACTATATGAGGTAGTACCAATTGGCTGCTGACACTGGTCAAATATGATTTCTTCCCATACTGTTAAGGTCTGACCATAAAATGTTGTAATTCTTGATGTGCTTACACCAGCAACAAACGTATTCTTTGATGTCTCATAATATGAATAAAGAGGTATGCCCTTAAAATAACCTACAACTGTGGTGCTTGATGTAAGATAAGTTGTTGATGCAGTACCAGTAGTATCATACGTGGTTTGAAATTGAGCAGTATATGGTGTATTGAATGCTGTTGTTGTATCAAATGTTGACGTTGTATCAAACGTAGTTGTTCTAGAAGTATCGGTAGATCTAGAAGTACCCTTAGATGTATCTTTAGCAGTATCTTTTGATGTGTCTCTAGATGTATCTTTAGCAGTATCTTTTGATGTGTCTTTAGATGTTTCAAATGTAGTTGTTCTACTTGTATCAAACGTTGTTGTTGTTGATTTAGATGTGGATGAGGATGTAGACTCAGCTGTCTGGAATGTTGTTGTAATTACCGTATCTTTAGAAGTATTGAATGTTGTAGCTGTACCAAATGCTGTTAATACAGTTGTTACTGTATTATAGTAAAATGTAGTATTGAAATACTCAGTTGTTGTCTTACTTGTGCCAAATATTGTTACTGTATTAAAGTAGAATGTTGTATTTTTTGAAGTATCAGTGCCCTTACTTGTGGATGTAGCTCGTGAAGTTTCAGTTGACTTTGATGTACCAGTTGATTTGTTTGTGTCGTAAGATGTTGAAGTAGCCTTACTTGTTTCTGTAGCCTTACTTGTAGCCGTAGCCTTACTTGTTTCAAACGCTGTTGTTGTATCATAGTTTGTGGAATATGTTGTGTTGAATGCTGTAGCAGTATCAAATGTTGATGTAGTTGATTTGCTAGTACCAATTACTGTATCATATATGGTTTGAAATGATGTAGTAGTATTGAATACAGAAGTTGTACCCCTGCTTGTACTTGTAACAGCGCTCGTGCCAATTACTGTATCAAATGTCGTGGCAAATGTTGTTGATGTTGATTTACCTGTATCAAACACCGTGGCATATGTTGATGTTGTTGATTTACTTGTCGCGGCCGCTGTTTCAAAAATTGTAGCAAATGTTGTTGATGTTGCAGTCGCCTTGCTAGTACCAATAGTTGTATCAGTTGACTTGCTTGTACTAATGTTTGTAGCCACAAGCGTATTATATGCTGTTGTTGTGGCAATCAACGTATCATAAACTGTATTGTAAACAGAACTTGTTGACTTTGAAGTATCCGTAGATCTTGTTGTATCCGTGGTTTTTGACGTTAGATAAGTTGTGTCAATTGTAGTATCAAACGTTGTTGTTGTTGTAAATGTAGTTGTATAAGCTGTAGAATAAACCGTAGATGTTGATTGGTTTGTGCCTACAAGTGTATTGATAGTTGTAGTGAATGTTGTTGTCGTTGACGTTGTTGTGCTTTTAGATGTATTAAAAGTACTTGAAGTAGTTCTTGTTGTCTCGTAGGATGTTGCCTTGCTTGTATCAAATATTGTAACTGTATTAAATCCAGAGGCATATGCTGTAACATATGAAGAAGTAGTATTTCTACTTGTTGCAATTACTGTATCAAAAGATGTTGTGGTGTTATATGCTGTTGTTCTGCTTGTTGCAACAGCACTATCCGTTGTTCTACTTGTATCAAAGTCAGTTTCATAAGCTGTAAGGGTAGACTTACTTGTAGCTGTAGCAAATGTGGATGTTGCAGTAGTAGAAGTTAAGTACTGCGTTGTTAGTTCTGTTGTACTAATTTGCTGTACTTTAAAGGAAGTTTCAATAGCAGTTCTTGGGGTTTCCTTTCTAATAGTAATTTTATCAGAGGTAGCAGGAGCTTTAGCAAAAACAACGTTGTTGCCAGTAATGGTGTAGTCGGTACCTAATACCTGGATCACTCCATTTTTTGTAACTGTTATCGTACTCATGCCCCACCCGGGATAGCAAACGTTGTCGTACTATCATCTCCAATATATAGAGATGTTGTAGCATCTGGTTGTGAGATAGTAACCTCACTACTAATTAAAACTCTACCAAATTTCTCTACACCTGCAGGGTGCCAAAGCTTTCTCAATAGATCGCTATACTTATTAAAAACAACAGACGATCTAACTTCATAAGAATAATCTTGATAGTAATAACTATCATGTATATATTTGTCAGAACTCAAGAAGCTTTTTGTTGATCTAAATTCACCAAGTCCGCTGCCTTGTTTTACAAGCGATGCAGTACCAGATGCAATCAATGACGTATTAGCTAGGGAAACAAGCGTAACTTCTTCTTGTTGTTCATATCCAAACCCTGAATCGATAACTCTTACACCACCCAACGCATTTGTTCCAAAACCAGCAACTGCAGTAACAATAGCGTTATTACCAAGATAACCTCTGCCCCCTGCTCCTCTGCCAGCCACATGTTCTGTATCTAAAAATCCCATACCGCTAATAACAGTATCAATAGCCTCTACCTGCAAGTTTGTTGTATAATCTTGGCCTGGGTTAACAGTAAAGATTTTATCAATTGTACCTACCTCATAGTTCTGGAATGCAAGGGCATCCTTTAGTAGGGTGTTGAAGCCCGCCTCTACATTGGAGGATAATCCATAACCTGTGCCAGTAGGATGCGCTAATGTACCAATTACTATATTTGTGGCACTTTTACCGCTGCCAACATAAGTTGTTGTGTTACCAATTGCATTGATTTTTATTGGAGATGACCAAAGATTTCGAATATCTTTTAGACCGCCAATTTTCAATGCTGCTTCATCGCCACCACCAGCAATAACAGGGACAAGTAATGCACCAGAGCCACCGGTTGCGCCACCTGTTGAATTGGCGATACTTACTGTAATTGTAGATGTGTTTGTAGTTAAGAATCCATTACCACCATTAGTGACGCTAATGTTATTAGCAAGAATAGCACCACCCCCACCCAATGCACCAATCAAAACAATTGTTGCATTTGCAGTACCATTAGAGCATGTGATAACATCTGTATTACTATAACCAGTACCACCGTCTTCAATTACAAGACCAGTGATAGGACCATATATGTAAAATACGGTATTATTAGTTGTGTATCCAGAACCACCATCTTTTAGATAAAAGCTTACAGTACCATCTAGATCTTTAAGTTCTGTTACAACAACTTTACCCCCTTTACCTCTACCCTGGACTTCAAGCTCTTCACCTATAGCGTAACCAAATGGGGTGCTTCTATTGCTAACATCTACCTCAGTCATTGAACCAATAATTTTTGGTGAATTAATGGCTGAAACAGCTGGCGTTACACCCGTAGCTAATCTATCTTCGTCAATTAAAATAGCTTCGTCATATTGGAAGGAGCCACGAACATCTGTTAGATAGAATATATTAATATTTTTATTATTTACATATTTGGTTCTAAAATTTTCAACATAAGCTGTAGCACCAGACACTCTACCCTTAACAAACTCACCTACAAACAATGAATTGAATGGTTTGTACGAAACTTCTAGATATATGTCTCTATTAAAATCACCATCAGATAATCTAAAGACATCATCGCCGGGCTTGTATACAGTTATTGAATCATTGAATAGTAATTGGAATAACAACTTTAGGCCACGTTCTGTGCCCTTAGATCCATATACTTCTTTAATGTGTTTCTGTAAAAGAACCTTATCGCCAGCAATATCTTCTGGGATAGGAAACATATATTTTTTCTTAAAGTTGTTGATAAAAACATCTATTGTCTTATCAATGTCCCTATATTCAAGCAATCTTCTTGAATCATATAACACCTGATCTTGGGACTCAAGCCATTCAAAATACGCCTTCATAAACATAACAAATAGGGGCCCCTCCTCCCTATAGATAGAAGGAAATTGGTCAGCAATAAATGGGGAAACGTATTTTTCTATTTCTCTCATTATTCTCTAATACCAAGAGCTGATACTACCAAGTACTTACTTTCAATCTGAAGAATTTTGTTTGCTTTAGTTTCAAGATCTAGTTTCTTTGTTATTCCGTAAACCTGTAACTCTTGACCAACATCATCATAAACCAATTCACTAATTGTTATTTCGCCAGTTGTATAGTCAACTGTACCAACCTTATCCTTCAATAATTGGATAACACCATTGACTGTCGATACAACCATTAGGTTACCTTGAGTGTCGTCTTTAATCTTAGCAATATAATCAACATCATTCAGTGTATATGTAAACAAGGAGCTTTCAACTGTTGACGTTGTGTCTTCATAGATTTTTCTTGCTGTGGAAATTTCTCTCTTGAGTTCGTTTTCAAACGAGAAAGAAATTCTGAATGGTACACCCGTATCCACTTCTATTTGCTTTATGAGACGTAGTTGAGTATTATTACTAATAATAGCATCTTCACAATCATCAATGGCTTTAATAAGTTTAGAATATCTTAAATCAGAACCAAACTTCTGAAGGTTGTCATTACCCCACTGTATAATTGTTTGCTCAACAAGAGCTTGAATATCTCTTGTTGATCTTGTTGTTAAATTAATATTATACAGAACTTCTGTAACTACCTCAGCAAAGAAGTATTCAGCATCTACAATAACAGGATCAATTGATATTGAAGATCTTTCCTTCAAGAAGTTAAAGATCTGGGTTTTAACTGGTGTCGATAGCTTGGTGCCACCAACTGGCTTGGCTGCAACAATGACCTTACCATACTGCTTAGGTTCAATCTCTTCACCACCATAAGCTGTAACAACCTCTAGTGCTGGGAATGCTTGCTTTGTTAGAGCAATATAGTCTTCTACGGTGACAGCCCTATTTTGGGTTGGGAAGTATCTTGGAGCATTGAACTTAATTTCTTCATCTGTTTCGTGCTCAGCACCTGATGTCGAACCAAGGACAGTTGCTATTGCCACATTAGAATAGCCTTCGACTGAATTTGGTGCTGTAAAGATTTCAACGCCATTAGCATCAATGCCGTTTGTTTCTCTATAGTTGATTGTAATAATATTACCGTCAACTAGTGCTTTACCAATATCGCCATTACCAAATACAACCTCATACAAGTGATCTTCGGCGCCTTGAACAAAGTAAATGTTATCGTTGTTATCTAAACCAAATAGGAATGTTTCTTTATTCCACTTTGTCTCTGTTGTGGCTGTATTTGAATCTTTAACTGTAACTGAAATTGACTGGACATCAACGTTTGCAGACTGTAGAAGATAGCGAGCTGTGGCGTTGGCCGTAAATACTTCTTTAACAATATTACCTTCATAAACAGCAACATTAGCAGCTTTATAGATTCCACTGTTAGCTCTGATTATAATAGCTTCATCAGTCGTGAAGTAATAGGTTGTGTTGTCGTCTGTCTTACCGTTAATTTCATAATATTTTGGAATTGTAATGGCATCTGGAGTATCTGAAGGCGTAATTGTGATATCAACAAACGCTATTGCTGATGTTCTAGAGCGAGGTGTATAGTTAAGTTCTTTGGCGTGGGATACAATAGATTCTCTTAGTTGTGAAGTGTCAAGAAACATTTCACTACCAATCATATTAAGATACACGCCATTCATGTAAGTGTTATATGCTAGAAGATCTAGTAACACAGCCATGTTTGAACCTTCAAAATCATAATCCTTGAATACTTCTTGCTGGGACAAGAATGTCTTTAGATTTGACTTATAGTTTTGAAAGTCTAATTCGGAGGTTGTAAGAAATCCATTAGCCATATTATCTTACTCTTTCTAGTAAAAAGTCTATTGTTTGTATGTCTTCAGAGGTATCAATTCTGAATCTAATTGTAACATTAAACGAGTTATTGTCGTAATTGGCTTCTGCAGTTACGGACTCAAGCATTGCTCTAGGCTCATAGTTTTGAATAACTTCTGTTATATAATCCTCTAACATTGTCTGGGTCAATGCTGTCATTGGTTCAAAAAGCATTGCCCTTACATTGCCACCAATGTCAGGATCAAGAATTCTCTCAAATTTGTCTGTCAAAACGAGATTCTTTACAGATCGCTTAACAGCATCAGCATCAGTAATACGTGTAAGATCTTCTGAGAATGGGCTAATACCAAATGCGATGCTTAGATCTGAATATCTTGCATTCTTTTTGATAAACGAAGATGTTTTCTTAACGTAACTTGACATGGTAATCCTCTTTAAGGTTATTTATATTAACCATTTGCAAAGACATTTGGTGAGCCTTCAGTGATTGTATTCTGCTCAGGTGTACCTGTAGCGTAGTGGTCGCCCTTTCTTCCTATCTCCTTACCACCTATAAAGACGTTTGGAGAGTATTTGTCAAGGACTGACTCGTCAGGCTCACAGCCCTTTTTTTTATGTGGGGCTATCTTATTACCTTTTACAACAATTAGTCTGTTGTTTGCCAATACAGAACTAGAATTAACTTCACCTACAGCTGTATCAACTGGATTACCACAGCGCGTGCCTACCCCGGTTGGTGAATATACCTTATCATCCTTTCTGGCTACAGCACTCATCCTAGTTTCTGTCCAGGCTTCAGGTCAACAAACTTGTTACGAGCATGGATTTTTGGAACACTCCACGTAGCCATTGGAAGGGCATGCTTAGCCCCATCTGCATAGGCAATATGCAACCAGCCAGGACCACCCCCATTCAGATTATATTCTAAGAAAAATTGCTTAGAAATTTTACCAACAATTGGGTATATTTTAAGTGCAGCTTCATAGGCTGACATACCAAACACATTAAAGTCTACAGCTCGACCTGTATTGTGGTCCGACTTGTTGTTTGTTCCACCACCAGAAAGCTTAACGTCTGGTGTTCTAAAGCCTGAGGTTATTGATACTCTGAATCCTGCAGCTACAATTGGTTCCATAATATTCTCTGCATGCTTAATAATATTGCACAGAATATCTGCTGCTGTCAGACCCCCCTGGTCTCTCAACTTTCTTGTTCCATTTTGCGTGTAGTCTGCTAATGTAAAGTTCTTAGATACCTTTACTTTTTTATAATCATCAAGTAGAATAATAGAACCACATTTAACGTTTTTGTTTTCACCGCCGGCGGGTGGTGTATCGGAAGCACCTTCAACTGGTGGTGTGTTATCGGCTGGAATCAATCCATTTGATACAATAACATTGTTATATTCTTCTAATGATTTTTCAACATCATCATCAAACGCATATACTTCAAATACAGTTGGGCCACCAGCCTCAGATTTAGTAATACTTTCTGGTGCTCGAATTGCTCCAAGGGGTTTAGCTGTTGGTCTATTGAAATGAACCTCACTACCCTGTAACTCGACTGTACCACCTGAGTAAATAATTGTACCGCCACTGGTGTCTATATTTGTTGCACCACCAACCGCTACATCAAAGTTGCCACCAATGTCAACCTTTAAGTTGCCACCAATTCTCCAGGTAGCATCCCCACCGGTGGAAATATTTGTATTTGTACCAGATAAAATATTAACGGCGCCAACCACAGACATATTCATGTTGCCGCCAACGTATAGATTTTCATTATTTAAAATAATATGATAACGATCTTTAGCTCCTCTGTGGACAATAGAGCCGTCTGGGTGGAATTCGATAAAGGACCCCCGTCTATGGAAGATCTGAACTCTTTCTGCGCCAGGTGTATCATCCATTTCAAAAACGTGGCCGGCATCTGTCTCCATAACATGATTGGCTGGATACCTAGCATCAAACTTTGACTCGGGCTCAGCAAACTTAGTACCATCAGCAGCTGGTACGCCTGATGTTGCTGTTGATCTTGAAAAGGCTATAGCATTTCTGTCTGGTGTACCAGCCTCGCCTCTAGCATGTCTTGGGTTTGTTCCTTCCCCTGGAAACCTTGGATGGATGCCTTGTGGGTCATAGAACCCTTCATTTGGATT